AGTTCCACAATTGCGGGATTTCCCCGATGGCTTTCTATATTGGCGAAAACCCTTTTCCTCTCAAAGAGGATCATCCTTGTCCAAGGACAGGCCCCCTTCTTCAAGAGAAGAGGTTGGTTCATGGGCGATCCCATGTGCAAGATAATTCTTACACTTGCACAGCATTACGTTGTACAGAGGCTGAATATCACAGCCTGGATCGTCGGAGACGATCTGATTGCCCTCTCACAATCGAGAGAGTCTCTGGAGAGAGTGGTCCCAGAGCTAAGGAGGATGGACTTCCAGACCTCCGAGCCAGATACGTATATATCCAGCCTATTTGGTTATTTCTGTGAAGAAATAATGAGGGTCCCACAGGGGCCCGGTGACTCCTCAGGGGTCAGAAGGAGGAGGGGAATCCCCCTCTTCTATGTGGATTATCCAAGGCTTCGCCTCCTGATTCCCACTATGCCCGAAATAATTCGGGACACCTACACTGACATTGGTAGGTTTAGTTCTCTTGGCAAATCGACCAAGTGGACGTGTCAAATAAATAAGACACTCTCCCCAATGATGAGGAATGCCCAAAGGCTTCAGCACCTGACAGTCAAGTGCCCTAGGGAGGTCCTATGCCCTTACCTTCCCCTAGAGATAGGGGGTGATGGATCATATCCAACACAAGAATCGTTATATAATGCGATAAACAAGAGTGACTCAAGAAAAGAGGTCACGTACAGGATTCGAAGCCTGCTCTCCGGGAAAATCGGAGACAAATATGTTTCCACAAGAAATAGAAACATCACCCCACAGAGGGGTTACCTCTTAAAAGAGGTATATACGGATTTTAGGAATTTACTCCCTAAAGATTCAATCGTTGTCGGGAGAGACAAGTACCACAAGGATCTCCTTGCGTCGTGCCGATTGTTTAGCACACCCTTCCCACAGCTCGTGAGGATTGCCCACGCAGCTTATTGGCGTGAGATACTCAAGGGGAGAGACCCCCCTGTCTTGTCGCTTAATTTGAGCCACAATTTCAGTCCGAACCCTAATTCGGAATGGGTGCCTCTAACACACCAAGAATGTACAACATTCTGCCTGAACTGGGCTAGTCCAGGATTTGAGTTTAGGGAACAGTACCCTTATCTCGTTGACCCCCGGTACATTGACACGGAGGATTATCTCCACCTTGGGTGGGACTTCCAAGCTCATGACATTGGAATAAGCCAGGCCGAAATTAGCTCGGCCTTCATCGAGTCAAATTACTCGGAGATTATTAGGGACAAAGATTCCCTCATGAATGCACTGAGATCAGGTGTCTCAGAGCTCACTCCCTTTACAAGGAAGAGACTCCCATATTTCGCAGAGTCAGACTCATTCGTGATGAGTCAGATAGCCCACGAAGGGTTAGTTAAGGAGGGGCAGTATTTGACCCTCATAAGCTCCGATAGGAAGCTTGCGAAAAGGATTTATTTCCGCACTGGGCGACCAGTCTTGGTCGTTCACCCCCTAATCTTCATCGTCGGAAGATTAGAGGAATCCCAAAAAGATATGGAATGTGTAACCGGACTTGAGGGCCAGTTAGTCGTTGAGGATCCTGGATCCATAATGTTCATACATTACACAATGATGACTGGTCTTGACGAAGGTGAAGACGAAAAATACTCATGGGTTGAGAATGAGAGACTATCTCTCAGTCAAGTAATAGGTGAGGTTTACTACTCGACCCATAATCCAACATCGTTGGATTCGATCAAGTGGGGCTAAGCCCCAGGTCTTGTACTAATCATAGTACCGAAGGCCATAATCTAAGATTATTACTCCAAGCAGTGTTGGAGAGGTTCACTAAGTGAATCTTTCGTGGTATAGACCTATGAGGTAATTCCACGACGTCGAAAGACGCTT